TCGTCTTCAATGACTATGAAATTATTAACGAACTTACTACGTTCATTCAGAAGAAGCAATCCTTTGAAGCTGATGAAGGATTCCATGATGACCTAGTAATGTGTATGGTAATCTTTGCCTGGTTGGTCCAGCAGGATTACTTCAAAGAGATGACTGATAATGATGTTCGTAAACGTATCTACGACGAGCAACGTAATCAGATCGAACAAGACATGGCACCATTTGGATTCATCACCACGGGCCTAGAGGGTGATGAAGGATTTGTAGAAGAAGGATCTGTTTGGGAATATGGTGACACACAAGAAGACGTTAGTTATATGTGGAGCATCTAATGGATGTAGGAGATCTTTTTGATTTAGATAATCTACTCTGGAAAGAGAGAAAATGTAGGTCCTGTGGAAAAACCAAAGACCTACTTACAGATTTTTATAGAACAAGAAAAGATCGTACATCTGTTTCTGCATACTCCTATGAGTGCAAAGACTGTACCAAGAAAAGAATAGTGATGAGCAGGATGACAAACTCTGTTCTTGATAAGTGGGAGTATCCTGACTGGTAGTGTGTTCATGCATTGTTTCCCCACTCAAGCGACGGGAAATAATAAATATTTTTAGATCAAGTTTGGTAACTTACAGGAGATAAACATGGCAAGTCAAGTCTCGCCTGGAATCGTTCTTAAGGAACGCGACTTATCTAATGCTGTCATTGTCGGCGCATCCACAATTACTGCTGGTGTAGCATCAACTTTCCAAAGGGGTCCTATTGGAAAGCCAACGCGCATTAGTTCACAGAAAGAACTTCTTTCTATTTTTGGTGCTCCTGCAGAAGAGAACGCAGAAGATTGGTTCGTTGCTTCAGAATTCCTCAACTACGGCGGAAGATTAAATGTGGTACGTGCGGCCACTGGAGTAAATAGCGCAACCAATAGTGGTGCTGCAGTAGTCGTCAAGAACGACGAAGACTGGGAAGCAGGCAATGGAAATGGAAACTTCCTTGTCGCAAGAACTGCTGGAACCTGGGCAAACGACCTCAAGGTAGTATTCGTTGACCGTGGTGCTGACCAGTATATCACTCTGTCTAACACACCCGCTGCAATTTCTGCTGGTGATGTACTGACGTTTGTAGGTGGCAAAACTGGTACAGTTTATTCTTGGGACGCAGCAAGCAAAGTCGCTGCTGTTATCCTCGATGATCCTGACACTAGACTAACCACTTCCGACGCTCTGGATTCACCAGAAACTGGTATTCCTGCAGGTCTCGGATCATTTGTTCCTGGTACTGGATATCGTTCCAGCACTAATGTTCCTACTACTGGCGGTCAAGGTGCTGGTCTAACAGTTAACACCACAGTTTCTGTTGGTGAAGTCGTAGCTTTCGGTGGAGGTGCTGGTGGTACTTCTTACCTCACCCAGAACGGCCTAGATGTTTCTGGTGGTACTGGTAACGGCGCTCAAGTCAACGTAGTTGCAACTGCTGGTTCTGTAACAAGCATCGCTCTTTCTTCTGGTGGTACTGGATACACCGTTGGTGATGTCCTGACAATCGATGCTGGAGATAACAACGCAACCTTTACTGTTACCGAAGTTGAAGGTGGAGTTGCTTCTGCAATCGTTGCAACCGCTGGTGTAGGTTACGTTGTTGGTGATCTTCTAACCATCGCTGGTGGTGGTGGAGACGCATCCTTCGAGATCGCATCTGTAGTTGATGGACAGATTACTCTTTCCGCTGTAAGAGATTGGTACACCACAACCCAGATCGGTTCTACTGGTCTAACTCTTTCTGCTATCGGTCCTCGTCCTGGCACTTCCCAGTTCGCTTCCGAGAAAGGTCTGAAGTATGACGAGATCCACGTTGCAGTTGTAGACGTAACTGGTGCATACTCTGGTGCTGCTAACACTGTCATCGAGAGAGTTCTTTATGGTTCCAAGTTGACTGACGGAAGATCTTCCGAAGGTGCTGCTAACTACTATAAGGATCTAATCAACGAAGGTGCTACTACCATCTTCACTGGTACTGCTCCTGCTGCTAGCTGGAATCCTTCTTCTTCGGGTGCTGGTGCTGCTATCGGCGTTGCTTCCACAACTCTCACTTCGGGTGATGCATTCCAACTAGTTGGTGCTCTCGAAACTGATCTTGAGGGTGGCGCTGATGACTATGCATACAACGCTTCCGAGATTGAAACTGCATTCGATGAGTTCGCTGATACCGAGACTGTCGATATCAACTTCCTACTCATGGGCGGTTCACTCGCAACCGAGATCGACACCAAAGCAAAAGCAAACAAAGTAATCTCTATTGCTGCTGCAAGAAAGGATTGTGTTGCTTTCGTTTCACCTCACAAAGCAAACCAAGTAGGTACTGCTGGTGTCCTAACAGCATTCCAACAGAAGGAGAACACACTGAACTTCTTCAACGGAATGACCTCTACATCTTATGCAATCTTTGACAGCGGTTACAAGTATTACTACGACCGCTTTAACGATAAGTATCGTTATATCCCTTGCAACGGTGACGTTGCTGGCCTTTGTGTTAACACATCGACCCTCCTCGATGACTGGTATTCACCTGCTGGCGTCAACAGAGGTTCCCTGCGTAACGCAATCAAACTTGCTTACAACCCAAGCAAGGCCGACAGAGACGAACTCTACATGAACAGAATTAACCCTGTGGTTATCTTCCCTGGTAGTGGCGTAACTCTCTTCGGTGACAAGACTGCTCTTGCATCACCTTCCGCATTCGACAGAATCAACGTCCGTCGTCTGTTCCTCAACCTTGAGAAGAGAGTTGGTGATCTTGCCAAGCAGGTACTATTTGAGCAAAACGACGCGACAACTCGTTCCTCCTTCGCTTCCGCTGTTAACAGCTACCTAGCAGAAGTTCAGGCACGTCGTGGCGTAACTGATTTCCTTGTGGTATGTGATGAGTCCAATAACACCCCAGATGTAATTGACCGTAACGAGTTCGTTGCTGAACTATTCGTTAAGCCTACTCGCTCGATTAACTACATCACCGTAACCTTCACAGCAACGAAGACTGGCGTTTCGTTCGCTGAAGTTGTAGGTCGCTGATCATAATCACAAACTAGAGGTAAACTAAAATGGCAACTGCATTAAACAATTTCCTATCTAAAATTGGTGAAGGCGTTAAGCCTAACATGTTCTCGGTCGATATCAATTGGCCCCAGAGCATGGCGGATGCTCCCAAGTCGGGAGAACCCAAAGATCTAGTCAACCTCCTCTGTAAGTCCGCAGCACTCCCAGCATCAAACCTGGGAGTGATTGAGGTTCCCTTCAGAGGTAGAACTGTCAAGATCGCAGGCGACCGCACCTTCGACACATGGTCTGCAACGTTCTTCAACGATAAGGACATGGCCCTTCGCTCTTACTTTGAGAAGTGGCTTGAGCAGATGAACACTCATGAGGCAAACAATGCGCCTCTGTTCACACCAGACAACAGCAATGGTTACATGGCAACTGTAGGAGTCAAGCAACTCCGTAAGGACAACACCAAGTCTGGTACTGTCCTCCGTCAGTACAACCTGTACCATGCGTTCCCAACCAGCGTCTCCCAGATCGACCTTGCTTATGACAGCAACGATCAGATCGAAGAGTTCTCGGTTGAGTTCCAGTATTCTTACTGGAAGGCAATCGTTCCTGGCGCGAACGACGCTCTAACTAGTGAGGCAGCAACGCTCGGACTTCCTATCGGACAGGCGGACGGCGCGGGTTGATAAATAGTACGTCAAGGGTACTATTTAATTAATCATGAGTCAACTGTTTGGTTTTTTAATCAACAAAGGTAAGGAGGATAGGGGGCAATCCCCTATCCCTCCCAATAGTGATGATAGTGTAGCCACCGTAGCAGGTGGCTATTTTGGTACATACGTAGATGTCGAAGGTGTCTCGAAGAATGAGTATGAACTCATTAAAAGATACCGCGACATGTCACTTCATCCCGAGGTCGATACTGCTATCGACGAGATCGTAAACGAGTTTGTTGTCAGCGATGCTAACGACAGTCCCGTGGAGATTGAACTGTCTAATCTAGACATTGGCGCTGGCGTCAAGAAAAAGATTAGAGATGAGTTTGATCGTGTCAAGAAGATGATCAACTTCGATAAGAATGCTCATCAAATCATTCGTAATTGGTATGTTGATGGTCGTACATATTACCATAAAGTAGTCGATTTAGACAACCCTAAAAAGGGTATCCTTGAACTGCGCTACATCGATCCACTTAAGATCCGTAAGGTTCGTCAAAAGATTTCTAATCCGACTGCGGCCGCTAATCCTAATCTGGTACGTGGCACAGCACTAGAATATGATTGGGGTGACTATGTAGATTACTACATCTATAACCCAAAAGGTTTCTCTGGTTCAATGAGTCTGCCACACAATAGTGCATCAGACTTCTCAACCAACAACGGTATCAAGATTGCTTCTGATTCCATCGCCACTTGTAACTCTGGTGTGATGGATCTAAACAAGAAATATCAGTTGAGTTTCCTACACAAAGCAATCAAGTCTCTCAATCAACTCCGTATGATTGAAGACTCTCTGGTCATATACCGTTTGTCCAGAGCACCCGAACGTAGAATTTTTTATATCGATGTTGGTAATCTTCCTAAAGTCAAGGCAGAACAGTACCTCCGTGATGTCATGGCACGTTATCGTAATAAACTGGTTTATGATGCTTCGACAGGAGAGATCCGCGATGATAAAAAGCACATGAGTATGCTGGAAGACTTCTGGCTTCCTCGTCGTGAAGGCGGTAGAGGAACAGAAATCTCCACACTACCTGGCGGACAAAACCTAGGTGAACTCAAGGATGTTGAGTATTTCAGAAAGAAACTATACAACTCCCTAAACCTGCCACCATCTCGTCTGACAGACGATAACAAGGCATTCAACCTCGGTAAAACTACAGAGATTCTGCGTGACGAACTGAAGTTCAGTAAGTTCATCGGCCGTCTCCGCAAGCGTTTCTCTAATCTTTTCCACGATATTCTCAAGACTCAACTGATCCTCAAAGGTATCATCACTCCTGATGATTGGGATGAGATGGAAGAGCATATCCAGTATGACTTCCTGTTTGACAATCACTTCAATGAACTGAAGGAGCAAGAGATGATGATGCAGCGCATCACTCTCGTCACACAGATGGATCCATTTGTTGGAAAGTATTTCTCTTCCGAATATATCCGTCGTCATGTTCTCCAACAGACAGAGAAAGAATACAAGGAAATCACCAAGCAGATCCAAGCAGATATCGATTCTGGTATGGCCATCGATCCTGTGGATGTAAATACTCTGGACATGATGGACAAGCAGAACTCTGCTTATCAACCAGAGATTGCAGCGCAGCAAGCATCCGATTCTGCGGACAGAGAACTAGAAAAAGCGAAGGAGATGGAGAAGTTAAAACCCGCTCCCGCGCCTGCAAAACCAAAGTCTGATAAATAATTGATATCTACGGATAATTTTTAATAGTATGGATACACCATTAGAATCTGAATTGGTTGACATTGTTGATCTGATCGCAGACAAAAAGCGCGGCGAAGCGTTGGACAAAATCAATGATTACCTTTATTCAAAGGCGTCCGACGTT